CGGTCCAGGCCAAGTTCGGAAACACTCAGACCTGGGCCATGAACTACATCCGGGACGCTATCCAACCCTTCGTCGATCGCAAGATCGCCACCAGATATGAAATTTTGTCGATGAGAGTTAGCAAGCAACAGTTGGATGTGGTCGTGCGCATCTATCGGGGACCTCGAGTTGCCATCGACCTCATGTATCAAATGCTCTGGCAAGGGATCATGCCGTAATGCCTTGGTCAACTCCAACTCTGAGAGAAGTCAGATCGCTGGTCAGGGACAGCATCCATGGCTCGCTCCCGGGCAGTGACGCGACTATTCCGAACAGCGTGTTGAGGGTCATGAGTGACACCCAGGGCGCGCTGTGCTTCCTCACGTTGGAGTACGTGGATTGGCTCTCGCTCCAGCTCCTCCCGGACACGGCGGAGACGGAGTGGTTGGATCGCCACGGCGACATATGGCTGGTCAATGCGGACGGGACCACCGGCAGGAAGCAGGCCACTATGGCCACGGGCACGGTCGCGGCCACGGGCTTGAACGGCAGCGTCATCCCGGCCGGAGCGCTGATGGGCACAGGAGCTCAGAACGCCACCTATCAGGTCACCGCACAAACGATCGTTGGGAGTGGACCGACCATCGTTCCTGTGACCGCACTCGATCCTGGGACCGTGGGCAACTTGCAGCCCGAGGACAGCTTGGCCTTCCTCGCTCCTCCTCCTGGAGTGGATGGGACCGCGACCGTGATCACCGTGGATGGCGGTGCGGACACAGAGACCGATGAGGAGCTGCGCACTCGCATCCTGCGGCGCATCCAACAACCCCCAATGGGCGGCGACAAGAATGATTACGAGGCATGGGCGTTAGCCGTCCCTGGAGTGACCAGGGCGTGGGCCAGTCCAAATGAGATGGGGATCGGCACCGTCACGACCAGGTTCTTGATGGACGACCTCAGGGCCAGCGACGACGGGTGGCCGACCCAGAGTGACATCAACACCGTCGCCGACTACATCGATAAGATGAGACCGGTGACAATGAAGGACTGCTTCGTGGTCGCACCGATCAAACAATTCCTTGACATAACTATCGCCAATCTCGTCCCTAACACGGTGGAGTGTCAGGCCGAGATTGAGCTGTCCGTCCAGAACATGCTCAAGGTCAAGGCTGCTCCGGGCCAGACCATCTTCGCCTCGTGGATCAACTATGCGATCATGAACGCGCCTTCCGTCGTGTCATTCAATCTGATCACCGACACAGATTTTGTGATGAACAACCCTGGTAGCATGGCGGTGCTGGAGACCATCCTCTATGAGTGATCGCCACGTCCGCAGATCGGGGAGCGATTACAGGGAAGCGTTCTTCTCGCTGCTGCCCAACGGTCAGGCTTGGCCCAAGCGCGCCATAGGCAGCGTGCTGTATCAGACTTGCGACGGCTTGTGTGAATACTGGGGGTTCGTGGATGGCAGAGCTGCCGACCTGCTGGAGCAGGAGAGCGATCCCAGGATCACGTTGGAGCTGTTGCCGGACTGGGAGCGGAACTGGGGACTGCCGGACCCGTGCTATACCGCGCCGCAGACGATCGGTGAGCGCCAGAAGGCATTGATATTGCGCATGACCATGATGGGCGGGCAGTCTCGCCAGTGGTTCATTGACTTCGCCGCATTCATCGGCTACGACATCTCGATCACTGAGTATCGCCCGTTCATGGTCGGACTGGATAGGTGCGGTGACAATCGGGTGTACGGCGACGGTACCAACCCGATGTTCAGCGACACGTTCGTGCGAGGTTATCTCCCGGTCTATGACCCAGACGGGCAGCGGGTCAAGAGTGGAGATATTTCGGAGTATCCCAACTATGGGCTGGGACCTCCGGAGAACCGATATTATTGGACCGTCCACGTCCACAAGACCAGCCTGACCTGGTTCAGGTGTGGGGCCGGAGGCGGACAGACCGGCGTTGATCCACACCTGAGGATCGGCCACGCCACTGACCTCGAGTGCATCCTGGCCAGGTGGAAGCCGGCCCACACCATCATCGTATTCGATTACTCTGGCCTCACGCCCGGCGATCCGATGGCCGGGACGCCTTAACGGGGAAGTTATCATGAAATACAACCAACCCTATGGCATCACCGATCCCAACGCTCCGTACATCAACGGTGATCCATCGGTGGGTCAGGCCGGGAGCATCCCTCCGGCGGCGTCGATAGAGTACCCGCAGCGAGAGATCGTCAATCTGATCTCCGACGCCAACGCCTTCCCGCCAGACAACGCCGATCTTCACCAGCTGGGCCGTGCACTTCAGAGCGGCTTGATCTGGTACGGATTGGATACCGGTGCGACCAACGTCTTGCAGATGAACCTGTCGCCGGCCCCGCTCGGATACTACGATGGAATGCTGGTTGGTTGCAGGGCCAAGAACACCAACACCGCTGCGGCAGCATTGAACATCAACGCGCTCGGGGCCAGACCGATCGTCCGGATCGACGGCGGCGTAACAGTGCCTAATGACATTCCCAAAGATTCGCAGTACATCTATCGCTACGATAATACAAACGCCCGTTGGATAATTTTGACCGGTGCAGGGGGCTCCGTTGGTCGGCCGCCACTCGCTCACCCGATGGACATCTATGTCGATGTGGCCATCGGCAGTGATACTAACTTCGACGGGTCGCAGGCGACCATCAATGGAGCCAGCGGACCATTTCAAACGATCCAGCACGCGTTCGTGGTGGCGTAAAAATACTCGCCAGGTCCCTACGGCGTGACCATCCACGTCGCCGGCGGGACCTATCCAAACGTGATCTATACTCCGACCTACGCAGGACCGGTCATCACCCTGAATGGTGCTGGCGTCACATCGACCTATCTGACCGGACAGAACAACAATGACACCGTGATCGTCCAGGGAGCCAACACGCTGGTCGTTCAAAACGTCCACGTCTCTACCGGGACCGGCGTTGGCCCTCCGAGCGGGCTCGTCGCATCGAGCGGGGGTCTCCTGGTCGCCAATGCCATCAATGCCGGCAATTGCGCCAGCGGTTGTTATGAGACGTATGGCGGCTATATGTCGATAAACGGGCCACACATCCAGGATGCCGGAACCTCGATGGGTGCCCTCATCGAGAGTTTATTTGCGGGCCAGATGACCATCGTGCCGGGCGCTCACTTCACCTTCAACGGTGCGTTCAGCGTGAGTTCTTTCGTTTCCGCCGGTGGTCTCGGCGTAATCATCTCGGACACCCAAGTGAACGGGCCGCCGATCTTCATCAATCCCGGCAACGTCACCGGAGCAAAATATGGCTGCTCCCAGAACGGGGTCTGCACCGTGGTCGGACAGGGCGTCAATCTGTTCCCAGGTAGCACTCCAGGCTCGGTGAACACAGGTGGACAATATGGCTAAGGGGAGATGATCGATGCTGACACGTTTCAATCCAGCAAATTGGTACTGGTTCGTAGGAAGCGATCAGACCAGGGTCTATTCGAGCGCCCGCAACACATACGTCGACGCGGGGACCGACCAAGACTATCTGGCCTGGAAGGCCTCCAACTGGACCGTGACCATCGAGGATGAGCCGACGCTCTGGCAATCGTACATGAAGGACGTGTTGCCGGCGACGGCGTTCAACGGTGAGACGTTCTCGCAGCCTGCCGTGGGCGAGTACACCAAGCCGCAGCTGCAGTCCTACTCGGAGGAGGCGCGGGTCAAGAAGGAGAACGGCGGCATCGTGGTCGACGGTGTCCCGGTTCGCACCGACACCGCCGGTGTGCAGAACGCCTACCTCGCTAGCTCCGCGCAGACCCAACCGACGCGATGGGTTGGCGGGGACGGCAAGGTCTACAAGATCAAGGCGGTGCAGCCGATCCTGGACGGCATTACCTCGAACTTCACCAGATGCGTCGAGACTTACGCCGACTTGCAGCCAAAGATCGAGAGCGGCGAGGTGACGACGCCTCAGCAGATCGACGATGCGTTCAACTGGTGATCGGTCATGGCAACTGTCAACATCATCACAGAGAACGACGCGGACTTCATCAGAGGGTTCGCCTATCAGTACTCGCCGAGCAATGCGCCGGTGGACCTGACTGGCAATACCTTACGG